ATGGAGGCCAGTCAGGGAGGAAAACACTAGCTAAAAGCTAGGAGCGATTTGTTATATCAATAGAACAGCACAATGGCAATCAAGAAAGCAAAGGCTAAGTACACCACTGACAGTCTGATGAGGCTTTGTACGTCATCCCTGTGCATTGTCCGTGCTCATCGGTTCGGCTTTAGGCATGGGTGCAAGCTTAGCTGCCATTTCCCGAATGTCGGCTTCTATAGCGTCTAGCTTCTCAGCAGCCGGATCGGGCTCATCTGGCACCAGGCTTCCCAACACTGCATACATGGCAGCAAGTTCTGCATAGATTGACATAGCATTGTTTTTATTACTGATTTTAGTCTCTAATGCCGCGATGTGACAAAGCACTAGGTCATAGGTTGTTATAGTTTTATTTGCTTTAATTGACGCTAATTGTGCCGCTTTCGCATAAAATGCAGTTGTCTCACCATAATTGTGCTCAGCATTGTGCAACTGTTGTGCTGAGTGCACAAGTGTATCATCTAGTTTCATAATATACCCCTATATGTTGATATATATTAATATTTAGGTTTTTTCTTAATCAGTTTCTTCATTGTTTTTACAAACAAATCATGTTGTTTGTTTAAATCTTTTAAGAAACTATTTTCTAAAGGATGATGTTTAGGACATAATATATCTGCCAATGGCCCTTTCCCATACATTAAGGCTTGATAATAAGCATCATCAATCGTTTTTTTGATGCGATTTTGACATAATTCCATGATTTTATCGTCCATGATCGAACCTAACTTTTTTGTTGTATTTATTTAATATCTGCTCAATAGCAAATCCTCTCGGAATATATTGGTTGATCTCATAAACCGGATAATCCACGTCATCTTCGAGCATATCTGCTCTCGTTGCTTCTGCAACATACTTGCCAAGATCAGGCAAATATTGAGAATAAAACGCAATGTGCTCAGCCTGGATGCGAAGTGCTTTCTCTTTTGTCATGTTATCCTCCTATCAATTAAATATGCAAATCAGGACTAGCCAGAAGCTAGTAAAGACAAATAATCCTATCAAATCTATAATATCATCTGGTATTCTAGACATGTTATACCCCTTTATGCTGCTGGTATTTCTACAATGGCAATCTTTTCAATCTCTTGCGAGAAAGCATCCAGGCGCTCGCTCAATTGTGCCAATGTGAAGCCATAAAAGATACGGTTAGACAGGCGAGGATTGACCGGATTGAAACGTGCTAATTGTGCTTGCCAATTACCAAACGATGAATTGCATTTGACAATGCGGAATACATAACCCGCTGCATACCCAACATATTCACCGCGATTAAATGCGCTTTTCTCGATATTAAACGGTAAAGAAGCCATGACGTGTTTTCCTTTGCTATATATTATTATATATATGATCTTTATTGATCATGTTTATAACTTATAATAAATTATGATATTGATCAAGATAATAATTATAGGTAACAATACTTATGTCAATATTTTGACAGTATGTATTATATATTTATATATTAACTAAATGGTTAATAATTAAACAGTAACATGTTAGCTTCTCAAAGAATGAGATTGGGGTTCGCTCTCCACCCGCGCTTGTCAAGTTGTCAAGTTGTCTGACAAGTTACAATTATGGGATTTTGTAACTGGGTCGCCCTGTTATGACAGGATCAGAATTGATTTAATCATCATCTGATAAGCATGATTATGTCATGGTATGTGTATTTATAATTATTATGATCCTGGACGGCTAAAATGGACTGCATGGGCCAAGGGGGGCCGTGTGGGTGTGCATACCACCTAGCTCCATCCCCAAAAAATTTCTTGATGTTTTTTATCTAGCTGTTATATGTTGTTTTATGGTTATACAGATTGATAAGAATATTCCAGTGAACAAGTTTCTGAAGCGTGCTCGGAAGCATCAGTATCCGTTTGCGAAGATGGATCCTGGGGATAGTTTTTATGTTGAGGGTGATTTGGGGGTTTGCCAGACGGTGAGGACGCTGATGTGGCGTTTCACAAAAGAGACTGGCTGGAAGTTTGTGACCCGTCGGGATGATAAGGGTTTACGGGTCTGGAGAATTAGTTAAGCGCCCATAGCTCATCTGGATAGAGCATCAGACTACGAATCTGAGGGTCGGACGTTCGAATCGTTCTGGGCGCACCAAGGTAAGGGGTTGAGGATGAGATTTCATACGCTGGCATGGCCTGACGTTGATACGAGGATGCTGAACGCGCATGAGAGTGTGATCCGGCATTTTGGTTTGAGTGTTGCTTATTATCGGGTTCACATGCCGCATGGCGAGTGGATGGACAAGGTTTGCAAAGATGAGTTTGAGACGGGTGCGGAGGTGGTGTGCTTTCTGGAGATTGATTGCGTTCCGACCTGTGAGACAATTGTGGCTAGGGCGTATCGCTGGGCGAGAGAAAATCGGGGGATTCTTGGCATTGCTCAAAGTGCTAACCACCTTGATCCTCGTCATATTTACGCTGGTCCGGCTTTTTATATGGTTCACCGTGAGGCTTGGAAGAAAGTGGGTAAAACCTTTTCTGAGCAGCCGGATTGCGACGTGGCACAAGTCATTACCAAGTCTGCTGAGAGATTGGGTGTGCCTGTTCGTTGTTTATATCCTACTCACTACCTGTATCCTGCCGACGAGGGCCGATGGGCTTTGGGCAATTATGGATATTTCGGGCGCGGTACTCACTATAGCGGTGGGGTGTTTCACATGTTTCAGGGTCGTACAAACAATGCGATTGGAAGTTTTGTAGACATCTGTGATAAGATTGTAAGCAACCAGTACTCCACTGGCGGCTGGTATGAAAGTGCAAAGCTATGAAGTTTGACCTTCAGGCGTTTTACAAGTTCTGCGCTGAGTTAAGCATTGAAAGAGCTTGCTTATTGAGACAAAATAATTTAGTCTCTATTTTATGGCAAACACTTTTTACGGCAAGCCTTGTCGAAATGGACATGACGGCTTGAGGTACGAATCTACAGGAATGTGCGTCGGGTGCTCTAAAGCGCATTACGAACGAAATAAACTACGCCTTGCCGCTGAATACATTGAAAAGAAAGATTTTATAAAAGAACGCAAATCTTCTGTGGCTAAAGATTACTATCAAAAAAACAAAGAACGCCTCCTTGCTAAGCAAAAAGAATATTATAATAACAATAAAATTTTATGGACTCTCAAAGCTCATAAAAGAAGAGCAAATGGTTTAGGGTATATAACAGTTTCTACAATTAAAGATTTAAAAGAAAAACAAAAAGGCAAATGCGCCGCTTGTTTTAAAAAGCTAAACAAATACCATATAGATCATATTGTTCCTTTATCTAAAAAAGGTACAAATGATAAGTCAAACCTCCAATTGCTTTGCGCGCCTTGCAATCTTGAAAAGCACGCGAAAGACCCAATTGTGTTTATGCAAAGCAAAGGATTTTTAATATGACCAAGTTTAGCTTAAAAGGTTTTTATGATTTTTGTAGCCAGCTTCATATTGAAAGTAAGGAGCAAGGCCTTATTCGAATGGGCAATCTTCTCGGCACGCAGACCTATGTGATGAACGAAATCGCGCAAGGTCTGGAAGAAGACAAACATTTCTTTGTGATATTGAAAGGTCGACAACTTGGCATTACCACTATTTCTCTTGCTCTCGATCTGTATTGGCATTTTATACATCCTGGGCTTCAAGGTACGCTGACAACAGACACGGAAGAAAACCGTGACATGTTCCGGCAAACGCTGGCGATGTATATGTCTGGCTTACCTAAGCAATATAAAATCCCTGAGATCACGCATAACCGGAACTCGTTAACATTAAAGAACCGCAGCCGTTTGTTCTACCAAGTGGCAGGCTTGCGGGCCAAAGGTTCTCTGGGGCGTGGTAAGGCCATCACCTACCTGCATGGCACTGAGACGAGTTCATGGGGCGACGAGGAAGGTCTGGCATCTCTGCTAGCTTCCCTTGCCGAGACCAATCCTTTGCGTCTGTATATGTTTGAATCGACAGCGCGTGGCTTCAACATGTTCCACGACATGTATGCGACTGCCAAGAAAGCTAGAACCCAGAAGGCAATCTTCTGCGGCTGGTGGCGCAATGAACTCTATTCCGCAGATCCCGACGGTTCCGTTTACAAAACCTATTGGGACGGCAAGCTTTCGCCTGAAGAGAAAGAATGGGTGAGAGAAATAAAGAAGCTCTACGATGTCGAGATTAACTCGCGGCAGATTGCGTGGTGGCGCTGGAAAATGATCGAGGGCATCAAAGACGATGCGCTGATGTATCAAGAGTTCCCGCCGACAGAAGACTATGCCTTCATTATGACGGGCACGAACTTCTTCTCGAACAGCCGTTGTACGGAGGCTATGAAAGATGCGCGTAAAACCCGTCCTGACTGCTACCGTTATATGTTCGGCAATTACTTTCAAGATACAGAAGTCATCAAGTCCTCGGAGAAAGTCTGTACCCTCAAGGTTTGGGAAGAACCAATCGACACCGCTGTGTATGTCATCGGCGCAGATCCTGCTTATGGCTCGTCGGACTGGGCAGATAGATTCTGTATCCAGGTATACAGGTGCTATGCGGATGGTCTGGATCAGGTTGCTGAGTTTGCAACTTCGGAACTCAATACATACCAATTTGCCTGGGTCATTGCTCATCTTGCGGGCGCATACAAAAACTCAACGCTTAACTTGGAAGTCAATGGTCCAGGACAAGCAGTTATTCAAGAGCTTACAAATCTTAAGCGTCAGGCGTCGGCTATCGGCTCGGTCCCAGAAACTAACCAACTGGGTAAAGATCTGATGAACGTACTCTCCGGCATGAAAAATTATATCTGGAGAAAGAACGATACGCTTGGCGGGCTGACCAACTCAATCGGCTGGGTGACAACGGGGCCGTCCAAAGAGCGCATGATGAACTACACGAAGGATTACTTCGAGCGCCGGATGATGACCATCCGCTCGACAGAGCTGCTCGACGAGATGAAAACGATTGTTAGAAACAATGGCACAATTTCGGCCCCTGGTCGGGGCAAGGACGACCGAGTGATGGCAAGCGCGTTAGCGGTCGTAGCTTTTGCCGAGCAAGTTCAAAACCAAATGATTGTGCGCCGCATTACAAAAGACATGGCCCACAAGATCCAAGACCGTACGCCTGAAGAGCTTTCTGTTTCCCGTAACGTATCAACTTATCTACGGAACATAGGTTATGGACCCAAAAATTTACCCCAAAGGTGAGCTTTACCGAGTCATGGATCGGTTTGCCAAAGATCCTAAACGGGTGATTTCTTGGCATTTCCTCGCCGAAATGACGGGTTTATCGGAAGGACACCTCAAGGATGTGTTTGTTGCCAAGAAGCACCCCCTGACAGAGATGTTACAGATTCGTGTTTCCTACGCTATGCGGCGTATCGAGGCTGGTGAAGTCGAAATTATGCGGAATAAAGACAATTCCCGCTTTATCCAGTATAACAAAGAAAATAAGCCCAAAATCGTTAGAAATACGGGTTTGAAGGTTCAAAACGGGCAAATCAGGCTTAAATTAGGCCTGAAAAACGCCAATGACTATTCTGATGAAACTTTCGAAGAGCAGCTAAAAAGGGGTACACGATGGCAGTCTTGAAGTCTTACAAATGCGAAGAACACGGATATTTTGATGCATGGGAGCAGAAATGCGAGCATTGCGACGCTGAGCCCAAGCAAGTGTTCATCAAACCGTTCTCAATCAAGTCTGACAGGACCAAGCGAGCCGACAGTTCGCTCAAAGGTTTGGCGTCACAATTCAAGATGACCAACATCAAGTCCACCCGCGAAGGTGAACATCAAGAAGGGTATTATACCCGCAACAACAAACCATTATCCAAGCAAGAACAAGAGCTTATCGCCGAAGCGCCCAAAGGAAAAGAGGCGGCTGAGGGCGGCGTGATGTGGGGCGGCGGTGGAAATTTAAGTATGCCTTCCCTTATGAGCGGAAATGCGATAAAGTCTGTTCGTGGTGAACCAGTCGGGTTTAACGTCAAGGGCGAAAACTTTTCTGCACCCAAACCAAGTTCTATCACCAACGACCATCAAGGGCTGAGTCTCAAGGACGCTAAATGAGAATCCCAGAGAATCATAATGATCGAGAGTTCTTTTACCTAGACTTGATTAACAAGTGCAAGGTTAGCCTCGATGACCGTCGGTCGGACTATGCTTCTTATCGTTCTTGGTATTTGTTTGGCGCTTCACCGGAAGACTCACCCGCTGCTTACAACAAGATCTATTCTCACATAGATCAGTTGGTCAGCTTCCTGTATTCGTCCGAGACAACACGCTTCAATATAGCACTGGGTGCGGCAGTTCATCCTGGCGAGCACTCCAAAATCCCAGCGCTGAGCCAACTCCTGCACGACGAATGGAATAATTCCAATGCCGATAAAGTGTTTACGGAAGCTCTTACTTGGTCGCTGTGTTACGGCTCCTGCTTTGTAAAACTGGTTGTACGGGAAAAGTCCATTTACCCGTTTGTGCTTGACCCAGGTTCTCTGGGCGTGTTGCGTGAAGACGTATCAACCCTTGATCGTCAGCAAGCAATTACCCATACTTACTACATGACAAAGTCTGATTTGTTTGACAGACTTTACTCTCACCCTCGGCGGCAGAGCATTGTAGACCGTGTGACGGCTTCGCAATACACTCCGTCAATTATTCCTGAAGGTATTCAACGGCTTGTGACAAGCCAAGTGAATCCTGTCATGTATGGTAACGTCAATCTGAACCTGAGCGCACCTAACAGGTTCCGCGCCAAGGTTGGCGAAGATACCATTGAAATGACTGATCTCTATATCTGGAACGACGAGACAAAGGACTATCAGATCGTCACTCGTGCTGCGCCAGATATTATTGTTTATGATCGTCCGCTTGAGCAGATGTTTGTGCGTGGCGAACTGCCAATCATTCAGATCTGCCCAACCCCGCAATACGACTACTTCTGGGGGCAACCTGAAGTTCAGAAGCTGGTTGTGCTGCAAGATATGCGTAATCGCCGCATGTCTGAGATTCTAGATCTGCTGTCCAAGCAGGTCTCCCCTCCGACCGCATTGACTGGCTTTTCAGGCATTATCGACGAGAAAGACTTTGCATTAAACCGCGCTGGCGGCTTGTTTATGTCGGACATGTCTACGACTAAAGTTGAAAAGCTGGCTCCAAACATACCGCAGGATCTTTATGCTCAACTTAAAGAAATTGACTCCATGTTTGAAGAAGCTTCAGGCATTTCTAACGTCTTGTCTGGACGGGGTGAAAGCGGAGTACGATCGGCTGGACATGCTAGTCAGTTGGCACGTCTCGGTTCTTCCCGCGCTAAAAAACGAGCTCTCATGGTCGAAGACTCCCTTGAGAAAATGTCTACTCTTTATCTCAAATTACTTCAGGCTTACAACGACACACACCTTACTGATAGTAATGACGTTAAGTTTATTCCTGAGCAGTTTACTCGTGATTATGTGGTAAAAGTGGACGCTCACTCGAATAGCCCGATCTTTATGGAAGATTTACGGCAACTGGCCTTCAACCTGTTTAAGGCGCAAGCAATTGACAAAGAAAGCCTTATTGACTTGTTAGACCCACCTATGAAACAATTGCTCAAGGACCGTCTGAAGAAGATGGATGCGAAGGCCGCTTCTCAACCCCCGCAGCAGCAGCCTAAACCGAAAGCAGTGGCGTAATGGCAAGAGCACGTTTGACAAAACCGAGCAATCAGCCGAGGGCAAAACAGTCCTCGTTGTCAAGAAGTGAAAAACCTGCTACGATTTCCTACAAGATTACCAACATCAAATCTATGAACCCCCGCAAGGCTCGCGGTTCTAGATCCAAAATCAGGAGTTACTGATGTACAAGTCAGTCAAGAGGTCCAAGCGTCGTTCTCGTCGCTAAGACAGTAGTTGCAACTCTAACACAGGAGGCGTCCATGCGTCGCAAGGGCCGTAAAGCAAAGCGCTAACTAATACACGGGTTAGACCCGTTGTTAGCAATTTCCCCTGTGGGAGAGGGAATCTGAAACATATTCTCCCACGATTTTTTCACTTTGGGATCTAAAGATGGCAAACGAACAGGAATTGATGGCTTTGATGGCGCAGGGCCAACCAGGACAAGACAGCGGTGCTTTACCGCCTGGAGCGCCGTCGCCTGACATATCGACACCGATGACAGACCCTCTGTCAACGCCAGAACCCAAAATGGGTCAGCGAGAAGCAGCCATGATTAACGTATCAATGGCGCTTGATTTGATCGAACAAGCTCTTCCTGCCGTTGGCAGCGAAACCCCTGAAGGCAAGAAGTTGATGTCCGCTTTGTCATCGTTGACTGGACTCCTCGGCCCAAAAAAGCAAAGGACAGGCGAGTTACAAAACGCCGAGATTTTGCAATTACTCCAAAACCTTCCTCAAGCTGGCGGTGGAACACCAGGCTCTCGCATGATTGCCAATGCTCCCCCGAATTTAGGCTTGATGGGACAAACTCCTCCCCCTGCCGCTCCTCCCGCTGGCGCTCCTCCTATGGGCGCACCTCCGGCTGGCGGCGCACCTATGACAATGTAACCTTAAATAGGAGGCTCCTTTGGACCTTTTTAAACCTCGGGGCGTTGGCGCTCCACGTAATCCGACCACTGACAAACAAAACAATGGTCAGATTGTTAACCCACCTCGTTATGATCGTATGGGCGGTCTCAGCACCCCTAATAAGATCGGTTCGAAAAACCAATTTACGATTAAGCCTCCTGGCGATGGTCGTAAGGTAATTTAATCTAAAAAGGGGTCTAATCATGTCATCTTTAGAAGATCTTTCACCTGAAGCCCGCGATGAGTTAGCTCTCATTGCCCGTCAGTTGGCCGAAAATCCTGCTACTCGTAATGATTTCCTGCGTATGACCAAAAAAGTCAAACCAGACATTACGATTGACACAATCGAACTTGAAGACAAGTTTGAAGCCCGTCAGCAGCAGAACAATGCTCGCATTGAAGAATTGCAAGCCAAGTTGATGGAAAAAGAAGCTCTGGAAACGCTTGAAAAGCGGCGTCAGGCTTTGATTAAATCGGGTAAAGCTCAAACTGACGAAGACGTTGAGAAGATCGAAAAGATCATGCTCGAAAAGGGCATACAAAATCACGAGACCGCTGCGGACTATTGGCAGTGGATGAATAAAGCGTCTGAGCCAACGGGTCAGTCGTTTTACAATCCGAGCGTCCTGAATGAGGCGGCAAGAGATACGCTTGCTAATTTCTGGAAAAATCCACAACGTGCAGCTCGTGATGAGGCGGCAAAGGCAATGCAAGAACTCCGCAAGGGTACGCGCATCGGCCTTTAATTATCTAGTGTAGTAACAACTCAAGAGGTATATCTCGATGGCTATTGGTGGTGGTATTATCCCAGCAGCAAGCTCGTCGCAGTTTACAGAATTAACGTACGTTACACGGCGTGCGTTTATTCCCAAGCTGGTGGTACAGCTTTATAACAGTACCCCGCTTATGGCTGCGCTGATTGCTAACTCTCAAACCGCAACGGGCGGTGTCTCGTCCGTTACAGTGCCTGTTCAGGGTGCTCAGTTCGTTAACGCTCAGTGGTCTGACTACAGCGGCTCGTTCGCTCAGCCGTCAGTTCAGCAGGGCGCTTACAACGCTGAATTTACTTTGAAACTGATGATTGCTCCTGTTCCGTTCCTCGGAATGGAAGGCGCAGTACAGCAGGACCATGCAATCATTCCGTTGATCGAAGCTCGTATGAACGACGCGACCAACGTGATGATGGATGCGATGGCTTATTCGCTGTACAACAACACAACCAACACTCAGCAGTTCACAGGTCTTCCTGCCGCTGTTGACGATGGTACAGGTACAGCAACCTACGGCAACATCAACCGTTCTACCTACACATGGTGGAAGTCCGGTCAGTATGCCGCTGGTTCTGTCAACCCAACCCGTCAGAACGTACTTCAGTACATCTCCGGTACGGTGAAGAAGGGCGCTGAAGTGCCTTCATTCGGCGTTTGCGGATTTGGTACTTGGACGCTCTTGGCGCAAGATTTCGTTGGTCAGGAACAGTATGTTATCACTCCTGGTAACGGCTTTGACGGCGATGCTAACGGCCCACAGGCTGCTTTTAAAGCCCTGATGGTTGCTGGCGTTCCGATTTATCCTGATCCTTATTGCCCAGAAGGTACTCTGTATTTCCTGAATACAAACTACCTGAACCTCTACATCCATGAGGCTGGTCAGTTCGTATTCACTGGCTTTGAATCAACTCTTCCTAACTGGCAGGTTGGTTACGTCGGCGCTGTTCTGACAATCGCAGAACTCGTCAGCACCAAGCCGAAGTCAATGACGAAAGTCACTGGCTACAACTACCTGAACATCTAAGGAGGCTTGGCACATGTCTTTGTCATCAAACAAGATTCTTGTCGCTAACGTCCTGACCAATCAGGCGGCTGGCTTCTTCCAGACGGTAACTGTTTCATCTGTCGGTATCGGTAACTTGACCGCGATGAACGCTGGTGTTTCCAGCGCACAGTTTATTCCGGCTGGTTGGTATGTCATACCGAATAGCACAAGCAATGTGACTATCGAAGTAAACACTGGCGCTGCCAATGTTAACAACTGGGTTACATATATTGCTGCTAACACTGGTGGTACGATCATTTCAGACGGCTGGAACGTGCGTGGTAATGCTACCACTGGTTCTCAGACGCTCACTCTGTATGGTCTCAGCCAAGGTCAGAACGCTACCGGTCAATTCAACGCAAGCTAAGGAGTTAACCTGATGGCTAATCCTGATGCTGTAGGCCAAAATACGCAGGATTCCTTTGGCAATTTTCGAATTGCTTTGGGAACAGCTCCTGCTAATGCGGTTGCTAATGCTGTAGTAGCTTTGCCAATCCTGAGCGGTGGTATGCAAGGTTCTGGTAACGTAATCATTCGTCGTATTACGGTTGCTGGTGCTTCAAATATTGCTGGTGGAACGGTTCAATCTTTGGCTACAACCTATGTAACAATAGGTACAACCAATGATGGCGGTAACTTGGTAACAACTAATGCTGCTTTATCTAATGTGATAAACGGCACGACTTACCAAGATTTAACGCTTGTAGCTGCGACTGGTAACACTTGCTATCAGCCAAACGCTTTGTTTGTGAACGTGACAGCTAACGCTGTTGCAAACCACACATTCACTGTGTTTGTTTATGGTGATGTTCGTAGCTTCTAAGAGCTACTAGAGACCCCCTAGTAGAAGTACCCTCTCCCGTTTCCGTTCGGGGGAGGGGAAAGCATGAGATGAACATGGTGTCTATATGGCTACAACGCTTAACGATTATATCTTTGTCACAAGGCGTTTGTTGCACGATGCCAATGCTAACTTTTGGACCGATGAAGAATTAACAATTGATATTAACGGCGCTCGTCAGCGTGTTGTGCGTGACACTGGTTCTCTACGCCGTCTTCAAACATCTACAGTTACACAAAACAAAGAAGTCTATGATTTTGTTGATTTGCCGCAAGGCGATCAGACAATGGACATTCTTACGATCAATTTGTACTGGGGTACGACTCGTGTTCCTTTGATGTACAAGCCTTGGACACAATTCAACGCCGAGCTGCGCTATTACCAGAGCTATGTTGGTCAGCCAGTTGCGTTTAGTCTTTACGGCACTAACAGTTTTTACATTGGCCCTCTTCCTGACCAGACCTATACGATTGAGTTGGACACGGTTATCAGGCCAACTGATATGACCAACTTATCTGATGTTGAGGTTATTAAAGATCCGTGGACAGAACCTGTCCCGTATTACGCAGCTTACACAGCCAAGTTCAAAGAACAGAGCTATGGTGAAGCTGAAATCTTCCGTCAACAATATATTCAGAAGTGCCAGAATCTTTTGGCTACTACGTTCACTCGTCGTATGCCGATGCCGTACTCGCAGGGGTACTAATGGCCCAGAGTCCTGAACAACAAAAACAGTATCATGTTACCAAGTCGTTCAAGGCTCTGAACACCAAAGCCAATCGTACAGCTATTGATGAGTCTGAGTTTTCTTGGATTGAAAACGTACAACCTATTGGGTTTGGTAATCTTAAAGTTATTCCTACAAGCTCAAACGTAGGTGTAACTTGGTCAAATACAGTGACCGAACTGACCAGTGTTAATATTACCAACACAGACTATATTTTGGCTTTTCAAGCCAATGGTGGAGCCGAAGCCTACAATCTGACTAGCAATTCTATTGTAACCATAGCCGCTGCCGGAACCTTTAGCGGTTCTGGTATGCGAGCAAAACAATGGAAAGACGAACGTGCCATCATTACTGACCCAGATAAAGGCTATTATACTTGGGACGGTGCAAATCTTATTACTATTGGCTCTGTTGGTGGCATTGGGATAACCAATGTCGGATCTGGTTACACAGAAGCACCGATTGTAACAATTTCTGCTCCAAATCAAGCAAATGGCAAGCAAGCAACGGCAGTTGCATCTATTTCCAACGCTGCTGGCACTATTTTGTCTGTTTTAGTAACGGCAAATGGTAGCGGTTATACAACCCCTCCAACTGTTACATTTGAGGCTCCTAAGAGCCAATTTGGCGTTCAAGCTCAAGGTTCTGCGTCAATACAAGGCGGTAATGTTGTTGTTATATCTGTGAGCAATCCTGGCTCTGGCTATACATCAGCTCCAAATGTTACAATTACAGGTGGTGGAGGTAATAATGCTACTGCAACTGCCATTTTGGGATCGGGAATTGTTACGTCAATTGCGCTTACAGAAGCAGGTAGCGGATATACTTCTCCCCCTACCATTACAATATCTGGTGGTGGTGGAAACAACGCTACTGCTGTGGCTGGGTTTTTGTCTTTTGCAAAGGGAAGCGTCGGAATCCTTGTCACGGCTGGAGGGTCTGGTTATTCCTCACCCCCAACTGTAAATATCACTGGAGGTGGCGGTGCTAATGCTAATGCTGTGGCTATCGTTAACGGTGGCGCTGTCACTGGCATTGTCATGGTTAATCCTGGTACTGGTTATACAAGTAATCCGACAGTAACCATTACGGGTGGTGGAGGTAACGGTGCATCTGCTACAGCCATTGCAACTGTTGACCAGAATGTTGATATTGCTTCGTTTCAAGGGCGTGTGTGGATTGCTCAGGGACGGACGGTCTTTTACTCGGCTGCTGGTCTGTATAACGATTTTGTAAGCGTCTCTGCTGGTAACATTAATCTTGCTGACGATACGCTGCACAGCAACATTAAGTCCATTATTTCGGCTAATAACTTCCTGTATGTGTTTGGTGAGAACTCGATTAACGTGTTTTCGGACGTTCGGGTTACTGCAACGGGCGCTACAATATTTACCAATACAAACGTGTCTGCATCGGTTGGATCTCGGCGAATTGACGCTATTTTCCCGTATTTTAGGTCTTTGTTGTTTGCCAATGACTATGGCATTTATGCCCTTGTCGGGGCTACAACCAGCAAATTATCGGACGCTTTAGACGGTATTTACCCTTTATTTGATTTCACAAGGCCTGTTACGGGCGGTCAGGTGTTGTTGAACAACATCCTCTGCGCTGCTTTTCAATTTTGGTACAATGATCCCAATCAGGGGCTAAGGCCTATCCAATGCGTCTTTTTTGACAAAAAATGGTTCATTACAAGCCAAGGTACGCTTAACTATTTGACTTCATTGGCAAATGGCGGTGGCGTTTTCTTGTATGGCACGAACCAGCGCAACCTACTAAAGTTGTATAATGATTCGACAGCCAACATAGCCACCTATACGCAGACGGCTTTGTGGCCTATGGGAGACGTTATTCGTGACAAACAAGCTCTTAAATGGGGTTTGGAAGCCATTTTGGGCAATAATATTGCTACATTAACCATAACCATAGATAATGAGACTGGTTTGGGTAATGCTGGTGTTTATACGGCTACAAACTTTATTCCGTGGGTAAACAACAACGGTCAGCAGATTGAATGGGAAAACGACAGCGGTCAAACGATTGGCTGGTTGGGTGGTCTGAACGGTTTTTGGCTGTATAAAAGCGACGCTCAACAGTATGGAAAATATCTTGGTTTTACTGTAACATCTAACAGTGCAAACTTCACAATGAGCACATTTGAATTTGAGTACGAAAGACGGGCAAGGTTCTGATGACAACTTTACCAATAAGTATGCCTTATGTATTTGCCAATGTGACTACAACGCAGCGTCTTGCGTATCTTGATGCTGACTTTGCAACACTGACTAATGCCATTAACGGCATTGGTAACGGGTCTGTTGCGCTTGCCAACGTGCATATTACTGGTGGTAATGTAGCGCCTACGTCAAATTCTATTCCAGTTTCAGCTATTCAAGCATCAGGAAATTTATCTAGCTCTACTTTTTTGAATGGTTCAGGAGTTTGGACATCTGTTCCAAGTTCGGCAGGTGGTACTGTTATTTATGTTGATGTTAACGGCGGTACAACAGGTTTAACCACTTCAGGTGGTCCTGTAAGTTATAGCGGTAATATTACTTTATCCGGAGTTTTGTATTCAAATTCTGGTGGCACAGGTTTGAGCGCAGTAGGCATGACTGGAAATGTTTTAACATCAGATGGTACTGTTTGGACATCACAAAGAATAATCATTCCACAAAACGCTCAAACTTCAAGTTATGTTTTAGTTTATAGCGATAACGGCAAACACATAAGTATAACAACTGGCGGCGTTACTGTACCATCTGGTGTTTTTAATATTGGCGATACCGTTAGCATTTATAACAATTCATCCTCAAACCAAACAATAACTCAAGGTTCTGGGGTTACTATGTACCTTGTTGGTATGTCTTCAACAGGAAATAGAACTCTTGCCCAAAGAGGTTTATGCACAATTTTGTGTGTAGATACAAATATATTTGTTATTACGGGAGGGGGGTTAACATAATGTCTATTTATAATTTAATGGTTGGATCTGGGGCAAAAGTTGTTACTCCTGGAGCTCAAAATTTTTTATCAAGCGGGGTATTTACTGTTCCATCATATAATACATTAATAGTTTATGGGTTTGCTGGTGGTGGAGGAGTTAATCCAGCTGGTTCTTCTGCTAGTAATGGAGGTACTACAAGTTTTGGAGCGTATTGTACTGCAAGCGGTGGTTCTTTAGCTACTCAATTTGTTGCAGGAACTGGTGGCGTATCCAGCGGCGGTGATACAAATTACACAGGTGGAACAAGCGTTTTAATTTCTAATTATGGAGGTAATGGGGGTAATGCAGGTGGTTACGGCGTATTATTAAACGCTGGTCTTGGTGGAACAGGAGATTATCCAAGAGTGTATCCTTCATCTACTCCAACTGTTGCATCTCCTGGTGGAAATTATGGAGGTGGCGCTGGAGGTGTTGGCGCTACTTCTGGAGGTGGTTCTTCTCCTCCTACTTATGGAGGAGGTGGTGGTGGAGCTTTTTATAAAACTTTTTACTCTGGTGATATTGCTGTTGGATCATCAATAAATGTTACTATTGGTGCTGGAGGAGTAGGTGGTGGAAGTAGCGCTAGATTCAATTTCACTAATGGAATTGGTGGAAATGGCGCAGTATTTATAAGTTGGAGTTAAAATGATGAACGCTCTTCTGTCTCCTTTGCAACCAGTTTATGATTTTGAAACTAAACTTCAGATAGGTATTAGTATTGTTGAAGTTTGTGTTAATCAATTTGATGTTGCATTTCCATTTTATTGGGTATCTGTAGATGACAATGTAGAGCCTTACGTTTATTATTGGAATGGCATTACTGCACAATTAATTCCTGTAATTCCTCCTACTCCGTCTAACGAAGAAACGGTAAATTGACATGGGTATTCAAGCATTTACACCAATGGGAAATACGGTGACGTTTACAGCGGCAACGTCTGCTCCTACGCCCGTTCAGTGCTTATCAACGACCATCGGTGGTACTCAGTACCGTGTCATCAATAGCGGTACTGTTGTGGTTTTCCTTGGTTTTGGTGATACTTCCAGCCAAGCATCAGGCAATGCAGCGGTTGTAACGACAACTGGTCGAGCTTTCCCCTTGCTTCCAGGCACTGACGAAATCTTGACATTTAACGCTAACCAATACTTCACAGGTATTACGTCCAGCGGTACGGCTGTTATTTATGTGACTCCAGGAGATGGCATGTAATGTTAAAGACAGTCTCATCAGCGGGTGGTGGTGGCAGCGGTACAGTAACGCTCATAAACACTGATGCCAATTTAACTGGTGGTCCTATTACAACGACTGGTAATATTGGACTTGCTCCTAACATTAGTTTTTATAGCGGTAATGTCACATATACCAACTCTAATGTTGGATCTGCTATTGTTA